ACCCGGGCGCAGTCCAACTGGAGGCGAAAGCCCCTGCACCTTTGGGTGCCGTAAACTGCTTAAAAAAATTAATTCGTTGAGCACTGTTGGCTAGGCCATCAGCGATGTCGTCTGTACCAGTAACACTCATGTATTGTTACCCCTTTATAAGGTCAATTGATCCGGCCACTGTAGGAGCGGACGTGGAGTTCGCCATGATAACCAAGGATAAGCAAGCATCATTAGGTATTTTGGACAACCCTAGCGTTGCCCAATCCATCGTAGCGCGGCCATTTAGCAGTTCCAGGGACGCTGTGGCCAATCGTTTCAACAAAGTCACACCAAAACTTCCGGAGGTCCACGTAGCAGACGTGACTACCGATGTTACTTGGCTGACGCCTAAGTCCCCCACTGCAAGTGGGATAGGCTGTATTTGCTGTGCACTCGGAGCCGACACAACTGTAGATATAACACCGGACTTAGCAGCCCCTAGTGTGTTTAGATAGTTCAGCGTCAGCGTACCCGTCGCCGCACCTGCCGCGACATAATTCTCGACCCAAGCCTCGACACCTACACCGCCGTCCGTAATCCTAGCGGGCAAGGAACCGGGAGTGGTCACAGTGTAGGTCGCTGCTGCGAAACCCATACCGGAACAAGACCAGAGGCGGTCTACTAGCATTAGGGTCAGAGGTAGGTTGCAATTGAGTGTTAGCTTAGCCAGCCAGTTGTTTACCGCTGCATTGGTGAATGGTATGGCCCCAGGTGTTGCGCTTGAGTATGTGTAGCCAGAGCCTGCTGTATAGGCGGGAGGGGTGGCTCCTGCAGCGGGTCTGCCTCCAGCCAGCCAACTAGAGGCGAAGGCCCCTGTTGCTTTTGGACTACCTATCGCTTTAATAAACGTAAATGGTGGGCCCTGGCGATTGACTAAGCCATTGGCAATGTCCTCAACTGTTTGTATAGCCACATAGCACCTATGAACTGGTGAAGACTACACGGATGTCCGAGTAATCGGTGATCGAATCAGCCTGACTCGTTGTCAGAACCTGTGTAAATTCTTGGGTTGCCCCAGTTAATATGTGGGGACCCCAGGTCGCTATTGTAACCGCTCCGCACTTTAATGCAGCGGTTATGTTACCTATGCCTGGAAGTAACCGATAGGTGACGCTATGGTCTGTGTTGGACAGTGGGTCGGTAAGAGCCGACACCTTGATCTCACAGGTTGTAGCCACATCAGTCAGGATGTAGTCACTGTCGTCTGCAGTGACCTCGTCCAGCGTTTCATAGAGCGTAGACCCCGTGCTTGGCATCCAGGCACCCGTTGCAGTATCAATTGCTGGGAGTGCGGTTTGGAGTGGGACTACAGGGGTGTGGGGGCTGAATGTAGGTAAGTCCGTAACCCCCTCAAAGGCGTCCCATATATTTCTGGTTAATGCCGCACCATCGCGGCCCTCAGTAATGACCACAGCATGTAGCATGCTGACATCCAAACCCTGACCTAGTAAATTGGAGCTCACCAAGCTTAGTGTGTTTACTAACGAGCCTACCACATCAGGGAATAGGAAATCAACGGATGGCACATCATCCCCATTTACCATGAGCCCGTTCGCATAGCTTCGTATCCTGCCGTCTTCCGTAATTTCAAACGCATACATGCCTGTAGTTTCAGCGGGTACAACGCTTATGTTGATGCTTGAGACTGCCTCGTAAATGTGAGTGGCGTTTAAGGAGGCGTCACTTAAACCTATTATAAGTGAACAGTGCTCGTAGGAGGGGTCTACGTACACAGCGAAGGACGATGCGTAGGCAGGGTCGTCATTAAACTCCGGTAAGCTACCCATCACTATAGTGGCTTGCTGGCTGGGTTTGGTAGTCAAACAGAAGGCAATCGTCATGGACTTCCTCAACGGCACCATTACCTGTGACTGTAAGCCCCCGACGCCACTAAGGTTTGGGTTCCCCGCAAGACCTGGGTATTTACCAGCCACCCTTCTGATTTGTAGAAGGGGGACTACTAACTCCTGTGACAACTTAGTCCCAGTCACTAACTCAACTAGACCAGCGGAGGCTGAAACTGCAAATTTAGTCTTGTACCGCTTTGATACTTTCACAAACCCGTCAGACGAATTGGTGGGCCTACGGCTATAAGGTACTAAGCTAGGCAGCGTTGGGGCCTGCTTAGGGTAGTCAAAAAACAATGGGACTTGTGGGGTCTCAAAAAGCTGATAGATGTCCGCTGACACGCTGGCCAGCTCGGCGGCGGTCAGATTTTTGTTCATGTAAATATAGATGCCAGTACGTGTCTCACCATTAGTCTGGTTGGCTACTATGTACCCTTGACTGAAGTGAGCACCTACTCCTGCCCCGGAGTCAAATCCACCACCGGAACCCGAGTAGGTTCTGTTAGACGCCGGTGTGCCCTCGACGTAAATAGCCCAGGCGGTGGGGTCCAGTGACCCGTACAGGGATGCCGCAACAGTATCGGCAGCTGTGGCATTATAATTACACGTTTGTCGGGAAGCAGCCCCTATCGCCCCTCCTGAACCTGCATTCACGGCACTAGGGCCCATCCAACACCCATAGTAGTTCGGTTCAGCTGCCCTAGCATTTACGGGTGACGTGTAAACTATACCCTGCGTAATCAGAGTACAGTTCAGTGAATACGTCGATGGGACCGGTGCAAGGCGGCTATAGACTTGGCTTCCGCACAGCCTTATGGGCTTGCCGCCATTACCCCTGAGGATCATGCCAGCATATTGCATTTCGGCGCTGACAGGCCTCCCATTGACCCATACTTGCCTACCGTGTTGCACGAGTATATAGGTGGCACCCTTGAAAACAGGGTGCCACCATTTTACGTCGACCCCACCAAATATGGGCGAACTTAGTCGGCGTCTGGGCAGCAGCATATTACACGCTTACCGCATTGGTGATCTCTGACAGAAACGCTTCGACTGTGACAGGTTGCACGGTGTTGCCGGTGAACTCAACTTCAAGGTGCATAATGCCTGGGCTCACGTCAAACGACTGTTCGGTTATGGCATTCGACACGGTGCCCCCACCAAATGCCCACAGGGTTTTCCAGACAGCACCTGCGCCCCCAGGGGCCGGTACGGAACCTGTTGAGTGGGCGATAAGCACTCTACCCTCGCACTGAACTGAAGGGCCTGTTGCACCATTGGTGATCTTCATGGTCAGTAGACCACCCTGGGCTGTGCGTAAATCAATAACGCCACGAAGGGTGCCACCAGCTGCGTTACTGGAGCCAGCCGCGATAATGGTGCGGTCTGTTTTAGTCAAAGTTGTTGCGGTCATTATGCTCTCCGAGAACCGTCGTCATTCCAGATGGCTCTTCGCACATCCTCGATTGAAATAGGTTGACCGATTTGTTGCGCTCGGCTGATATTGGTTGTAGCAAGGTACAAGATAGTGGCCTTGTGTACTTCTGTGAAGTCCGGGATCATCTCCTCCGCAACCAAACCATCTAGGATCGACTCAAACGTAGCCAGGATCATGGGGTTGCTTAGATCAAACACGGGGAAGTCGGCCATAGCCAGGGTAGCTTCTCTGCAAGCAAGTGCTGGGCTATCCATGATGGGTATTCTGAGGCGCTCCAATGACAAGTACTGCTTGATGTTATGGGACTCCAGCTTGCCATAGGCGGGTATATCCTTACGGTTTAATACCTCGTAAATGCCTTCACTATCTGCAGCAGCTAGTAGAGGGGCTAGTTCAACGGCAAGCGGGCCTTGTTGTATCTCTGGTAACAAATCCATTATGGACTCCTGATGTATATTGAAATTACGCCGGCGCTGGGCCTTCGTAATTCTCTTGTGTATCACTCCACCTGACATGCTTATCTGTGGCACGTCGGTTGAAGAGGGTGACGCTGGGGTCATGTAGGGTCATCCCCATCACAACTTGCTCCAGCCTTGGAAGTATGTCATTCAGACGCTCGATACTGGAGTTAAGACGGATGACCGCTTCTCGGTTCTGAGCCAAAGAATCCCTATGAAGCTTGATCTCCTGCCAAATCTCATCGTGAGCCCCCTCTATTCGGGATATATCACTTTTATGCTGGGTTTTCATCAGCTCAAGCTCCGTTTTAAGATTTTGGTTCTCGGCGTTTACTGCTCTGGTGTACAAGGTGACCATTGTACCCATGACCGCCGCAGCTCCTGTGGCTATCCAAGTTACATCCACTTCGAGGTGCATGGCTATTACCTCCTTAAGGCTTTGAGAATAAGTCTTTCTCGGCCTCTCGTCGTAATACCAAACCACCTAGTACTTTGCCCGAGGCCTTGTTCCACCACAGAATCGCCTCGGCAGCACTTTCCGTGTTGCCAGCGTTCAACCGCTTAATGACTGTGGAGTTTTTTAATGCATTGATGCCGATGTTGTAGCCAAGGCTAACAAGGGCTGAAAATTGGTTTTCTGTAACGGGTACTCGAATGAACCCCGAGATGGCTGATGCGAAATATTCCACATCCTGTTGGAGTAGATCATCTGCCCACTCGACACTCATGTTATTATATAAGGCGTAAGCCTCGGCCTTGCCTGAGGGCCCCGTTAGGAACTTGCCGCTTTTGCCGCGTAGCGCATGCCCATACCCTACGGTCCATATTCCCGCTGGGCATTGCTTTGGCTGCAGGCCAATAGCTGAGAGGTCACCATCATGTAGTGACTCGAATTTCTTTATAAGGGCTAAACCCGCTTCGTTGATTTTTGGATTCATAACAGCGAGTTTACCTTTTAAATAAGCGTCTTACAAGTCAGCCATGTCCCTACAATCCGCGTCACACCAACGTCGGCCGTCACTCACTGGCTCACCGCATGTCCAGCAAACGCCCGACTGATTTACGGGGATTGGTTCATGGCTTTTCTTACGAATATTCGCCACAGCAGCGTCAAGGAGCAGTTGCTCCATTTCACTACTGTGGTCGGAATCTATTTCGAACATCAGTCGAGGACTTTGAATAAGCCCGCTTCGATCTGGTGGCGGACGAACGCATTGTCGTCTGAGTCCAAATCAATCACATCGACGACCGCTCCTTCGCGGAAGATGGTGCCAGTGATCGGGTGACGTAGACGGCCGGCCAATACTTGGACTCGTACATCGGTCGTCGCTGGGGCTTTGGGTTCCACTTTCTTTTGTGGTGCTGTTGCCATAAATTTCTCCTAAGAAAAAGGCCCTGGTGGTTCAGAACCACCAGGGCCTAACTACGCTTTACGCACCGATGGTTAAACCAGTGAACGCTTCGTCGTACAGTTTGACCAAGGCAATACCGAAATCAAAACGCATACCTTTGCTACGACGAAGAGCGAACTCTTCGATTGCGCTGTAGCTGGCTGAAACGTTGGTGATTTCGTGCAAGCCAAAACGGCTATCAAAGCCCACCAAACGGTTCGCACCGATGATGCTGGTTGGCAACAACAACAGACGTGGAGACGGCAAGCCCATGTTCTCAATTGAGTAATCAACTGGGAATGACGCTTGACGAGCCGAGTTGTCGTTGGTAGCCAAAGGCTTGTTGGTGCGGCTGTCCACGTTGAACGCAGCGTCGATGTCGCCCAACATGTGGGTGATAGTCATTTTTTGGTAGTTCGCACGTAACCACTTCACAAACGCTTTGTGAGTCAGCACGACCGGACCGGTAACCAATGGGTCAAAAGATGACGCGTTGGCAAAAGACACAGCGTTGATACCAAAGTCAGTGTCACCACTGATGATATTGGCCATGTCTTCTTCGATACGGCGGATACGTTCACCACGAGCTTGTGAGGCCAACGCAATACCAACCAAGTCAATCGTAGTTGCTTGCAACGCTTGATCAGCGATTTGCAAACCGATAGATTTGGTAGGGATGGTGTATGACTTATCGCTCAAGGAGATGCTCACCATGGTAGCTGGTTCTGCCAACTGACCGATTGGTTGAGCCGCTGAACCTTCAGGTGCGGTCACATTGATCAAAGGTTGATCAACACGAGGACCGGTCACTGAAGTACGCAACGCGATTGCGCTCTCCCAAGGAGTCAAATAATCTTCCTTGCTTGAGGTCAATGTCTCGTTGATCAGGTTCATCATGATCTCTGGGAACAAGATGCGGCCTGCAGTGGTTTGACGCTCGGAACCGTTAGGGCGAACGATGGTGCCGACAGACTTATCCAAGTTGCCATGCATGATTTCTTTCATGGAGGACGCTGGGATACCTCTGGCTGTATCTGCTCTTAAGCGGATACCAGCTGATGCAACCATTTGCTCGAAAGCGGTAGCACCATCGACGGCGGTTGGGAATTTGCGGGCGTACAGTTGGCTTAGTGACAACTGATCGTCAGCGGCTTCCATGTAGTGTGTGACGTCCAGCTCGACTTGTTGTCTTTGGCCAGAGGCGTCAACAAAACTAACTTCATTTTCTTTTGCCATTTTCTTAAGTCCTCACTTAGATTTTTTCGATCAGAACCAAGTCGCCAGCAACACCGGTACCGCTGATGTTACGGATCACGCGCCACTTGTGGTTAGCGGGTGTGCCTTGAATAACTTTTGGGTAGGTATTTGCAGTGCCTAAAGCAGCTGAAGTACCTGCCGCACACAACTCACCAACAACCAAAGTGCCTGTTTGTGCAGCATCAACCTGGGCAGTGACTCGGGTGTTTTTCATGACAGAGCCGAACGAGAAGCCGTCATTGGTGGTGAGTGCCTCAACAGACTTCACGAAACCTTCGATCTCGTCATTCAGTGCGCACAACACGTAGTTGTTGTTAGCAGCCATTTTGACTGGCTTGCCGATATCTTTGTCCGAGAATTTACCAGCAGCGTTGACACCCAGAGCCGCTGAAACGACGTCTGCATGTGGGCTGTTGACTAACTCAGTAAAAACAAATGTGGTCATTTTTATTACCTCAAGTTTGAATGGTTACTTACTTACTTTTTAAAGCGGGCCAAATCCAACAGGATTTGTTCGTTTCTTTGCAACACAGCTGCCATCGTTTGGTCTTCTGATGAAGACTCTTCGACTTGGCTTGTGACTCTTCCACCTATAGGAAAACGCTGAGATAACTGAGCGTCAACCTGTGCATGTTGTTGCACCAGTACACTGGCATCGCAGCCCATGAGGGCCTCGGTGTCAGCAGCGGGAGAGCCTAATGCAACCTGACCTCGTTGGATTGACTGCACGACCACTTTTTTCATAGAGTCATGAGTGCCAGACATTTTGGTCAACTGAGCTTCTGCAGTAGACAACTTAGTCTTCGCATCGGCCAATTGTGAGGTTAAATCCATGATGAGTTGTGACAAACCCGCGTCGGCAACGACTGGTTTTGTTTCGGTAGCAGTGGATGCTTCCTCTTCAGTACCCTCGACCTCTTCAGTTTCGTCGGTAGATGAGGTTTCCTCGGTAGAAGTAGTTTCTTCTTCCTCAGTCGTCACATCTTGTTCATTTTCCAGCGCTACGTCTACAGGAACACCGGAGGCGATAGCCGCCTGTGTCTTAGCCGAGATGACTTTGTGTTTCATATCCACCCCTAGTGAGTTTTGATAATTGCTTGTATTTTCTTCACTTTCTCCCGAAAGTGCAATAAAAACTTCTTTGTAACTCTTGACACCGTCGATCAGCCCTTTGGCTAGAGCGTCGGCTCCATACCATACGTCCCCGGTGGCAATTTCTGTAGCCACGTAGTCTCTAGGCATTCCAGTGTTTCGGACGATAGCATCAATAAAGAACTCATGCGTTACAGCAAGGTCCTCCTTGATCTTGTCTTCCGCCTTTTTGGTCAGCTTTTCATAAGGACTACCCAGGGCTTTGTTGGGTGCAGACCTGAAAACAGTCTTGGTAATGCCCGCTGCATCCAACATATCCTTGACTTCGGTGTGGACTGCGATAACCCCCAGTGAGCCGACTTGGGCCATGGCGGTTGCATAGAACTCATCAGCGATAGTGGCAAGCCATAGTCCGCCCGATGTGGCCCGGTCAGAGGTGAAGGACACCACTTCGTACTCGTCCACGAATTCCTTCAGGAACTCCTCCATGTCGGCAATGCCGTCTACGGTACCACCCGGAGTAGCCCAGTCCAGGATGAACTTGCTTGCACCTTGCTTGATGGCTGAGTTGATGGCTTCCTTGATGTCGTCGTAACCAACGAAACCAAACCAAAGACCCCAGACCCCCGCTCGGCCCTTCTCCATAGGCCCAACGATTGAGATGGTCGCCACGCTACCATCAATGTCGACCATCCAATGTGAGTCGTGTTCCTCATCATCGTAATCAGAGGCTTTCTTCACCAGCTCAGGTGATGCATCAGAAACCTTTTGTCTGATGGCAATCAACTCTTGGTGAGCTTCCTCATCGCCCAACCACAGTTCTTTTCTGCAGTGTGTTTCTACTTGCTTTTTAGCCATTAGGATTCCCGCCTCCGTTTGAAGTGGCACTACCTTTGGATGTGCCTTCGTTAAGTGTTTTGCCTTGCGCACCGTCTTTATCGGTGACCATATCTTTCGGCTGCTGTGGAATCATATTATCCATGAAACCGGTTCCGGACAAGTTGGGTGCTCCAGGCGCTCTTGGGAAGGTGCCTGTTAAGTGTGCCGCCTCGTCATCGGTAATGTAACCCGCTGATAATTTACGCAGAACGTTCTGGAAATCGACCGATCTGTGTGCCGACAGTTCACTCTCGGGACGCAGATCAACAGGTCTGAATTTGAACTTGACGTAACTGTCTGTGCCGGCGACCAAACGAACAGCCAGGGTTAGCCCTCTGCTCATGACCGCTTCCACAGGACGTCTAACGCCCTCGACCAGTTTAAGGAATACCAGTGACTCGGTGTTACTCAGGGATTGCGACCCGCCTATACGCATACCAAGCACGGATGGCATGGTCTTCAGCGATGAGGCCAGCATCCCTGATAGGGTATCCAGCATGCTGGCATAGTCAGCCTTGTCGCCTGCTGCCGAGATACTGTCAATCTCGGCACTGTCGTATAGGACCACGGCATCTTCAGGGTTCAGGTCCTTCAAGATGTCTTCGATCTGCTGCCGGGTCGAGTCAAAGAACGTAGCTAGTTTATCCGGATCGGCCAAGGTGTCCGGGTCTGCCATCTTCATGACCGACTCTTGCACAATCTTGACCACCATACGGGTATGGCCTGTGCGGCGGATAACCTTGAAGATGTCTTCCAACAGACCCTGGTACATATACAGCATGTTCAAGGCCGACTCAAACGGTGACCTTGGGAATATGCTGTTGCTTTGTTGGGCATGCGCGGCATAGAAGATCGTCGGCAAGTCCAACGGTATCTTGTCACCTGAGGTCGGTATCTGTCTTGGGTAGCGCCGGCCGTCCGCCTTGGATACCCACTCGATGGTGTTCAAGGGAATCGATACGATCTCCTCTGGCAACCTGAATTTGTTCAGAACCAACTCGGCCATACAGGCACCGGTCTGCAAAACTTCTTTGATCAGGGTTTCTAACAGGCTGTCCAACGAGGCTTTGGATGAGAACCCCTCGGTGTAATCGTATAGGGTGTCTAACGACGCCACTACTGACTGTGCTGCAAGGGTTGCCGCTGGGTCAAACTGATGGGTGCCCGCTTGGTAAGCTGTGACGGTATAGCCAGAACTCATACCCAGCTGCAGGTATGCGTTCAGTGCGGCCGAGAAATTACCGTCTGTCCTGGTCAGAATCCTGATCGCAGTGGTCTGGTTAAGGGTTCTCAGGTCGGCAATGGACGTGTTAAAGTACTGACGCTCCGTATCCGAGATGGTGGTTCCGTTCTCCTTCCTGTAACCAACGTCAGTAACGGGTACCTTGGTCGCAATGACCTTACGAGGTAGATTAATTGGAGGGGCTTCGGCCATGTGAACTCCAGATAGGATTTTCAAATAATTGCGATTATTGCAAATACCAAGGGGCTTGCATAGCTCTAAGGTCTTGTTTAACTTACTATAATGTACATTACTATGAACTCACCCGTCATCGGTACCCGGTCCGACTACCTGAGAAGCTTGGACGAAATCAACGACTGCATCCTAGACCTTGAGGAGATGCAAGACCTACTTGGCCCGAACCACAAGAAGCGGTTGCGAAAGCTTGTGGCCAATGAACTGGACGAAACCGTCTTTACCGTCGATGAAGTAGAAAAACAATTTGCTCTGGTTCGTAAGATACGTGACCAGTTGGTTGCAGCTGATGGACACCTGCTGGAAGATGTTGACGTCAAGACCATATCCGCTCTGATCTCCAGCTCCTCCTCACTGATCAGCTTGTACCTGAAGAACCAAGCCATGATCGACCACCTCAAGGAAGTGGCCACCCTTAGGGAAGCCGTTACCCATGCCATTAAAGAACTGGATCGAGAATCACAGACCAAGTTCTTTACCAAATTCGACGAGCTGGTGAAAACCAATGCTTAAGGTATCTGTCTGTGCCAACCACAGGTGCCCGATCCGGTTCAAGTGTGGCAAAGTCTTTGAGCCGCAGGAGCTACAGGGTATGATCGAGTATAAACATTACCATTTTACAAGGGACCAGGGCGGACGAGTCCAGTGCCATGACTTTGTGCCGGAGATGAAACATGGGAAATAGATTTTTTATAGTTAACCTAAAGGTTGACCAACAGGATGCATGCCATGGGAAATAGCCTAATAGCAAACTTTCGTGAGTCCGTACAGGCTCAGGTCGATAAGACCTCGTTGATCACCTCGGACTGGATCACCAACAACTTTACCCACCCTCGCAGTGATCGACTTTCCTGGAGTTGGGAACACCATGAGTTCCAGATCGACATCGCTGACTGTAAAGAACAGGAGGTGGCTGTAATCAAACCCGCTCAGACGGGATTATCCACACTACAGATAAGGTTAATCCTGGCCTTCCTGGCACAGAACGACTACCTGAAAGCCGCTTACGTCTTGCCGACCTCAGCCTTTGCCCGAGAGTTCACACAGTCACGGTTTAACCCCGCGATTGAATCCAGCCCCAAGATTGCCCAGCTGGTCTCAAACGATACCGATAACACGTCCATTAAAAAGATCGGCTCCTGCTTCTTGATCCTCAGGGGCACGTCCGGTACGACCTCAGCCATCTCGGTCGACTTAGACCTACTGATTGTGGACGAGTTAGACTTTTGTTCTCAAGATGTTCTCTCATCATTCAGCTCCCGTCTGCAACACTCGGACCTCAAACTGAAGCGAGAGTTCTCAACTCCTACATTACCAGGGTTTGGCATCTCTGCACGGTACGCTGAATCGTCCCAGGCCATCAGGATGGTCAAGCACGAAACCTGCGGGACCTGGGTCAGCCTGTCCTTCTTCAATGACGTCGTGATTCCCGGCTTCGACAAACCCATGTCTGACTTCAGGGTTGACCATCTACCACTGGTGGACGTCAAACAGGCTTGGTACAAGTGCCCGCACTGTGGCAATCCAATTGATGAGTCTAACTTGGCCGATCCGGACAAGAGGGAGTGGGTCGATACCCACCCAGGCCACTTCAGGAAGGGCTTCCGGGTCACACCGTGGGACTTGGTCAAGTACAACCCTCTGGCCGAGGTCCTTGGCGACATCCGTAAGTATCACTATGGTGATTGGGTCAACTTCAGGACAGGATTGGAGTTTGAATCGGCGGATAACAGCTTTATGACGTCCGTTATCGAGCGAAACACGGTCTTGCAGCTGCTTTCTATCGATGATTTGATCACTGGCGGCTACTACGGGCTGTTTATAGGGGTGGATTTGGGCAAGGTAGCTCACGTTGTGGTCGGTGCTGCGTCCGAAAAAGGGCTTGATGTGCTCTGTGCACAGCGTGTGGAAGTGGCCAAATTGAAGGATCAGAACCTTGGGAAGCTGCTTGTAAGGCTGTCCAGGGCCGTCAGATGCCCCCGCCAAGTGGTCGATTCCATGCCAGATTACTCGGTTGCACTGCATTTACACGCTATGAACAGCGGTTTTGGTGCTGTTTATGGCCCAAATGCGACGGTTTTGGACATTTATGTGTGGGATGAGAAGAAAGGGGTGGTCAGAATCGATAGGGATTTGCACTTCGATGACCTTGCAAACGCTGTTAATGGTGGACAGATACGGTTTCCTAAGGGCGAGCCCCTGATGAAACAACATCTATCTGTTATGAAGAAGGTGACAGTGGAGACAGCCAAGGGCAAGGTGAAGAAATGGATATCCACCTCGGATGAGGACCACTACGGGCATGCTCTGGGTTACTGTTGGGCGGCTTATGCCTCTGTGGCGCAACGGTACACGTTCAGTCCGCTGATACTGCCACCGAACTTTGGCAAGGTGAAGATGAAGACTTAGGGTTTGGGTTAGACCCAGTCCGATGCCAGACTTAGGGTTTGGGTTTGGGTTTGGGTTTGGGTTAGACCCAGTCCGATACCAGACTTAGACTTAGACTTAGTTTTGCTAAAGTTAAGGTTAAGGTTAAGGTTAGTTTTAACTAAAAGCTAGTTTTAACTAAAAGCTAATCCGGGCCTGTGCAGACGCTTCCAGGATCATGGTCCTTGGGTCTGGCTATGCGCAGGTCAAAGTTTATGGTCACAGGACTACCGTGCAGCATCGAGGTCAGGTCTGAGATGACTTGCAGGAGATGTCTGTAGATCGCTTCCTTGGGTATGTGATCGTACAACAGCATGGATTGGTCATTGATGACCTTCAGGAGCAGCTGACGTTCCTGTGTGCTGACATGGCACCTGGACAGGAGTGCATCCTTAATGTCATCTGGGTCGCGCATGGTGGTTTGGTTAGGCTTAGGTTGTGGACCAAAAGGATTAATATGGGTCGCGCATGGTGGTTAGTGTGGTTTGGGTTGTGGACCAAAAGGATTAATATGGGTCGCGCATGGTTTACAAACTATACGTGATACGTTATCTGTAAAAGGTCAGTATCGTGATGTAGACCCAACTAAAGCCTGCGACCAGGGACAGGAGCAAGAGGAGTAGGCCATATAGGATGTAATCATGGTCGTTGGGTTTCATGAGGGTCCTGTGCCGGGTTAAGAGGTGCTACACGTTGATAGCAACGTGTAGCGCCAAATGGTTATTAGCCTTTTGCGGCCATGAACGCTTTCACGACATCGAGCAAGGCTTGTTCGATGGCTACGGCTTCTGCAGTGGATACTGCTGGGCCATATTTGCGTGATACTTCCAGGATCAGGACACCCTTCTCGTCAGAGATGGTGGTCAATGAGCTTGATACGTTGCTGTCTTCTAAAGATTTCATGATTAACTCCAATGGGTGGAGAGGTTATTGTACTAAAGTACAATACCTTTATGTCAAATAGTCCTCTCGATCAGTTTGTAGGAGCAACCCAGTTTAAACCGTATATCTCTGTCTGATAGGCCTTCAGCCCTTAGCTTCAGGATGTCGCTTTCAAATACCCCCTTGCCCCTACCGACCCCTGTCAAAACCTGTCCCACAAGAGTGACTCTGACGCCTAGTGCCTCAGCTATTTTCTTATTGCTATGGGTATCCTTAGCCAAGTCCACTATCTGTTGGATGACCGCGTCGGGTATCTTGGTGGATTTGTGGTTGTCACCTCTTTTTTGTTCACTTTTCACAGGTATCTCCGGTTTGTATAAGGGGTGGTCTGGTCCTTTTGGGTACGGGTCACGCACCCTGTTAGCCAAGCCTGTAGCATAAGCATGCCTTACATTCTGCTGTGCGGTACACCATTCCAGATTATCCAGGCTGAAGTTGGTCTTGTCACCATCGATGTGGTTTACCTGTGGGTAGTTATTAGGGTTGGGGATGAAGTGCTCCGCCAAAAGCCGGTGTAAGAGGAACCTCCTCTTCGGTCGTCTCAACATAACTACTGGATACCAGTCTACTTTACCCTTGCCTTTAAGAACCCTGAAGGGTATGTGCGAGGAAATGAACATGTGGGTCATATGCGAGTAGACTCTTCCGTCCTCGGTGAGGCTGTAGAGTCCTTCGTAATTTTGTATTGGGATCATTTTCATAATTAAAATTCTGATAATTATCTCATTTTCCGGGGAAACGTCAAGGGGGCCTGTTCACGGCTTAATAGCGGATCGACACGAAAAAAAGTACCCTGGGTTGCACCAAAACGGTGCATAAATCCACTTATCCACAGGCAAAACCACCAAACCTGCACCAACCCGGTGCGTCACCCCTCAAACCCGCATTCTACCTGTGGATAACTCAAAATATGCCTGTGTATAACCCTCTATTCTGTATAAATTTTATACAAATTGCTGTTTGTCAAGCTAAATCGTGCACCAACCTGGTGCATCAAATACCGTGCCACAATTCGTAAGTCATTGATTTATAACGACTTCACAGTTTGGCATGGTTACTGCTTTATACATGGCTCAACCCTACACTTTTTTTTTTGGAGTATATAACATGACAACAATTTCAAACGCAGTAAAAAACAGCTTAGTTGAAACCGGTTCAAACTTTGCCGGCTCACGTATCAAAATTAGCAATGCTTTTGTTAGCATCAAAAAACTCGACAAATCACTACAGCCGGAAGCCGTCCAATTGTTGTTTGACGGTGTGACGTCACATTATGATGGGATGATTGAAAAGGTTAAAACCACAGGCGGCAAAAAAGCAGCTGTTTTAATCGGTGAATTGTTGACTCAACAGACAGAAAGTCATAAAGCCCTTTGGACGGCTTTACGTCAGTACACTTCAAAGCATGTGATGGATGGTCAAACCATCCAGCGCAAAAAGGGAGTTTTATCGTGGGACGCTGCCCAGGTTAAAACCACCAAAGCAGACGCCAGCAAAGCAGACGCCACCAAAGCAGACGCCACCAAAGCAGACGCCAGCAAAGCAGACGCCACCAAAGCAGACGCCAGCAAAGCAGACGCCAGCAAAGCCGACGCCAGCACTGGCAAGCCAACAGTAAAATCTATACACGCGTTAGCGGTTGAAAGCCTCACCGCTAAGCAACTAAGCGACCTAATAGCTAAATTGACTGTTAGCTTAGCCGACGCAACACGCAAACCAAACGACGCCCAGCGCGACGCAGAAAGCATGGCAGCATAGCGGGATAGGCAAAGTGTGAAATTTCACACTTTGCCTTTTTAGCTCAAACTGTGAAATTCACAGTTTGAGCTAAAACAGAAAAACTGTGAATTTCACAGTTTTTCTGTTTTAGCTCTTTAACATTAGGATGTACTAACACCTACCGCCTAGCATACAAGACCCTGCTAGGCTTGATACCTGTTGGCATCCGCATGGATTTCAAAACTGTGAATTTCACAGTTTTGGCGGTTACAGTTGACTCTGACTATTTAATTATAGGCAACCAATCTGTTACCCACAAAATGACCGGCAAACTGTGAATTTCACAGTTTCGGGTTACCTAGTCGTCAGGACTTGCTTTCATGCCGAGAGGCAGCATTCTGGGCCGAGCTACAATCGGGAGATTGATGCAGAGCTTTGGGGCAAGTAGACAGGTGCTAATAGCCAAAGGCGTCGTGATGACGTGGCTTCCGGTTTCACAAGTGGGTAACAGGCCCGTCGTGATGACGTCTTGATTGGGCGACTTGAAAGATAGCTCGTTAACGCACCTGGGGTTAGATTCCCCCGTAGATAACCGTTTAAACCACCCGCAAGGTTTAGGACTCGCCTAACCTTTTACCATCCAACGGCATGGATGGAGCCTTGCAGGTGTTAATTATTGGCCTTGGTTTCAGGGTCAATAACTAACGCTGTATTTAATATAAGTGTGAAATTCACACTTTCTTTTATTAGGAGTCTCAAAATGAACACATACCACATCAACCCAACCGATTCGCTGGCTCTTAAAGCCTTACCTGAAGTTCAAGCCATATTTGACGAACAAGGCGACGTTTTTATCGCCGTGCGTGGTCGTGACTTCGAATATGGCGACGGAGAAACCGACGAAACGGTTTATACCGTTTCTGTTTGCCCCAACCAAGAAGATCAGCTTGGTTATGAATGGACACACGTTTCAGCCAAAACATGGCTTGAAACTTTCCAAAAAGCCATTTATGGCATTGTCGACATTTATGGTCGTGAGGTTTGTTCAAGAAGGTTTGTAAGCAAGGAGGATGTAGCGGATTACATCCAAAACCGGATTTCACCTTACGGCACGGAAGTTTATGCCCATGAATTTGGGCCTCAGGCATGATCGCCTTCATCATCAAAGCTTTCCAAGAAGGAAAGCGCCCAATCCGCAAGGAAGCTTTCACAAACAAATCCTGGAGATAAACCATGATTTCCATCTATTCAGAATCTGGCCTTTCGTGCCAGTTTCAAAACCTGGATGCCGCAACGGAAGCGGCAAAGGATTACATTTTAGCAAGGATGTGCGAGTGTGATCTTTCTGCAAGGGTTTGCATCATCGTAAAGGGAGTTTTTCTCAAGGCTTTAACTTGGGAAGACATTTGGTAATCGAAGTCGGAAGCAAAACAAATATCGAAGGCTTTTCGGAAGCAAAAACTAATAGCGAATCGCTATTAATTTTTTCAAAATTTCCCGGAAAAATCGATTTTTGGGAAAAATTGCTATCACAAAACTTTCATCAATGTCAATGGTTTGCAAGGCATTGATTTAATGAAGGTTTTTCGTCTCTTAAGAAAACCTTAAGCAAACCGCAAAAAACCCTTAGGGAAATATTACAAAACCTTAGGGTAATATTTCCCTAAGGTCGAACCAAAAAATGGGCCAAAAAAAGGCAAAATCGAAGGAAAAATGCCACTTATCCACAGAAGGCAATAAATCCGCGATAGCGCCAAAAACCTAACTAAAAAACACTAAATATATGATTTATTGTTTTTTTTTTTTTTTTTTAGCCTTTTTACGTTTTTGTTGCTAAAAAACAACATAGGCCCAGATTTTGTAATATATCCCTATCCCTAAGGTTTTTTGAAATTTCATCTTTTCATAGGGATAGGGATATATTACAGTTTTAGACACCATACACCTTGCCAAAAAGGCCAAATCGGGCCTATCGAACCAAAAACTCTTTCTTGAAGGATTTCAGGCACTTGCTCCCAACTTGCGGGCTTTTTGGCGCTATCGAAAATCTGTGGATAACTCCATTCTGTCCTTTTCCCAATCACAGACCAAGCATAAATGCAACCGACATTTATTTTATTTATGCGAACTACCACGCAAAAACAAAAAGTGAAAAAACCCATAGGGAAATATTACACTTTTTGCCTCTTTCGAAAAAGTACCTAATTTGTATAAATTTTATACAGTTTTCCATAGGGAGCTGTATAAAATTTATACAATTGGCCTTAGGTAGGCCATTTTGGTGCCCGATTCGGGCACTTTGGGTAGTAACTTAAGTTAAGTTACAATAAACTGTGAATTTCACACTTTTGGAGGAGAAACATGTACCAATTCTTGACCGTTATGGAAGCCCCTGCGGACTTCCTGGGTTGGGTTAAAAGAAACCCCAGCTATGACCTATTCGAAGGTTGGGACAAATGCCCTCGTGGTGACTGGCTCTTGTGGCTGCACCATGCTTTGAAACCCACCCACCGGGCACTGCACACCAAGGCAAGGGCTGTCTGTGCAAACAGCCTGAGGCATTTGATGGACCCCAAGTCTATCCTGGCTGTGGACATGGCGATGGCCTATGCCACAGAGGCTGAGCTGAAGGCATTACGAAAGCCTACCGCAGCTGTACTCAACGCAATCCGCAATGACCAACCCCGAAGGGTGGCGGCATGGGCAGCATGGAGCCTGACAATCCCTTATGAACCCTCTTGTGTGGAGGCCCACCTGCAAGGTGGCATGAGGCCTATCGAAACCAACATGGCCGATGCGATCCGGGAGGTACTAAGCTTATGAGTCTTGGAACCGTCCCAAAACACTTGCTTCACCACTTCGTAAACCACTTGCCCGAATGGATTGGCAAGACCGGTCACATCCCTGAGAAGTACGACCTAGCCTTGCTATCGAAGCGGCTTGGGATTGAATACGGATTCTCGTACAGGCCCAACAAGACTCAGCTAATCCGAAAGGATTTGTTTGAGTATTACCAAATACTGAGGGACGTGGAAGAAACGCCCTGGAAGGTATTTGAACTCGATGGTGGTTGGCGTAGGCCTGGGGAGCCCACCGGAGACTCTTATCTTCGGGATGTCATGCCCGAAGACCGCTTTGGTGGGCTATGGCGGCAGTTTCGTCGAAGGGAGTATGACTTTGCATTATCTGGGCCTGTAGTGCCTCTCTTCCAACACTCGCGGTACTGCGAGTACTACTTAATACGAAGGGCCTACCCTAACGTCAGCCTTGAGCATATGCAAGAAGCCGGCAAGCGGTTCAGGGTAGAGCGGTTCAAAGGGTTTGAATCGAAGGCCCACAATTCAGAGGGTGTGCTGGCGTCTAAGTCCAGGCCCACCCTATACCGAAAGGACTTGGCACTCTGGCTGCACTGGGAGCTGCCCTTGCCTGCCCAAACGTCGAACCAAGCAGACCTTATCCTGGCCTGCGATGAGAACGGCATCAACGATGTTTACCCACAGTTTAAGTCGAGACGACCTCGATAAAACTGTGAATTTCACACTTGGAGAACCTTATGCAAACAAAACTCGTATCAACCTCAACCTCTTCTTGCACAGGATGTGCATTCATCGATGACTGGAATGGATGCCGTAACCACCAGCCTTGCCCTGAAACGGGTATCTGGATACCTGAAGACCATCAGATTGCAGTAACCGACCGTGGGGACTACGTCTACAACCTCACCGGTGAGGTTGTTTCGACAACCATCAAGGACTTCAAGCCGATCCATGTCGGGAAGGACACCACTTGGTTTCTGGACGGGTTTGATAAGCCTGTCGAAGGCGATAACCCTCCGACGTACCGTATCAAACGCATCACTTCGAACCTCACTGACCTCAGCGAGCGAGAGTTCCTGACCAAGAAATTGGCTGATAAAGAATGTTTTAAATTGAACGAATTGGCTATCGCCAATGGGTTCCCAGTGAAGTTCGAGGTTGTGACCAATGAACAATGAACAAGTCATCGCCTTGCTCAGGCGGTTGTCGACCGATAAGGGTTTCTATCCTGAGGCGGTCTACCCTGGTGTAGCCATGGGCTTGTGTGACGTGCTGTG